TACAGAAAATCATGTTTTCTTCAATAGCACCTTCAAAATCTAGCTGAGCTAATATTTCGTCAAACTCTTGTAAAGCAGCATTACCACCACCAGTTCCAGCGAAATCTTGATACTCATGACCTCTTTCTTTGATAGCAGCAAATAAACCTTGCGTACCTTTTCTACCACCGTAATCACCTACTGATGGACTTGGAGGAGAACTCCAAAGTGATCTTCCTTCTACAGCAGAACCTGAAGTAGCAAGCTCACCTTCAACCATTGACATCTCTAAGTAATCATCAAATCTTAGTCTTGTTTCAGACTCAGACTTTAAATACCATAAGTATCCTGATGTTCCATCTTCAGTAATAACTTCAACCCAACCAATTTGAGCAGTGTCAGAACCGTTAATTTCAAATACATCTCTAATGATAATTGGAGAGTTAGCATACTGAGTAAACTCTGGCTCAATAGAAGAAAGACCTGAATCATCAGAACCTTTTTGCCATTCAGCACCATATACGAATACAGAAACACCAGAGTTAGCAGCTGCAGTAGAACCAGTACCTGTGAAGACACCACCATTAGCAGTTGTTAAACCAGCAGCTGTATAAGGAGCTACAGTAATTTCAGCAAATCGACCAGCACCAGCTGTACCACCACCATAAGCAGCACCAACAGCAGTTACTAATACTTTCATAGTTTGACCAGCACCAGCAGCAGATGTTCCATAAACTACTAACGTTTGGTTTACTTTAATAGCACACTCTTTGTTAGCAGGTACAACACCACCATTAGTTGATGTATCAGGATCGATTTGAACAATAATAGTATCGTCATCTAATACCTCACAAATTTCATAAGAAACATGTAATCTGTTTTGCTCAGACCAAATAACTTGATCAGAAGTCATAGGCATTTCAGCTCCAACCATTCTCAAGAAACCAGATAAAGTTCTGTTTCCGTATCTTTCTACCTCTTGCTCATAAAGCTCAGGTAGGTATTGTTGAGCAAAATCATTGTCACCTTGATTAAATGATAAATAGTTTTGCGCCAACGCCATTTTATTTTGTGCGGGTTCCAAGTTTGGACCCAATCCAGGATTTAATCCCATAATTTCTAGGTTTTAATTTATGTTCGTTTTTTAAATTTTAATTTTGAACCATCAGCTCCAGATATAGCCTTTACTTTTAACCCATTAATAAACACATCGCCGTTAGACGTAGCTCTCGGCTTGTTGTCTAAGTTATTAGACTTAGCAATTATATCTTTAGTTGCATCTGCTTTACCTTGCTCATAGAAATGATTAGCAATCTTGTCCATGTTATTAGCAGAGTAAATAGCTTTGTGATAACCTTCCACATCTTTCACAGAACCATCTTTGTTTAGAAACTTTCCTACAAAGTTATTCATGTTTGATTGTGAACTAGCTAAGTTTTCTGGGTTAGAAACGTTATACCTAAATCTTTTTTCTCCTAAATTAAATTCAAAACCTTTGAACTTTTCACCGAAAAAGTCTTTAGTCTTAGCCTTAAAAAAGCTATGTTGCTCTTCTGCTTTTTGCTGGTTCTCCTTGTATGTATTGAAAAAGTTCATTGCTTCTTTCTGTTCTTGAGTAACGCCCGGTCTCAACTTGATCTCGTCGTAATATTTACTCTTTAAACCTTCTAAGAAGTTACGAGCTTTAGCAATTTCTTCTTTAGCTGCAAGTTTCTTTTTCTTAATGTCTCTTTCTTCATCGACATCTTCATCAAAAGAAAATTGATCTTGCATCAAAAATACTATTTCATCCTCATTCAAATGAGGTTTAGTTTGTTTGTAATATGTTTTAAGTAATGTATCATGATCGACATTACTATAATCAGCATTAATTCTTACGTAATCCTCTACTGTTCCACCAGTCTCTTCCATAAAAGCTACAAGCTTTTCTATATTTTCTGGTAATGGCTTTTGTTCTACCACTGGTTCTGGTGTTTTTACTTCTTCTTTAATTTCTTCTTTTACTTCTTCAGTAATCTCTGAAATTACTTCTTCAACTTTTTCTTCGTGTGTTTCTCCCACTTCTTGCAATTCCACTTTGGTTTCTGTCCCTTCTTCCTTGCTTCCTTCTCCATCTTGTAACACAACCTTCGTTGTCTCTGATTCTTGAACGGCATCTTCTTTAGGTTTACTTAAATCAACTTTTACGTTTTCTGTTTTTTCAGACGTTAGTTTTTTAGGTCGTTTAATTTTAAACTCACCTTCCGTCTTTACTTCTTTTGACATAATATAATAATATATAATTAATAAAAATTACTATAGGCTTTGTTGTTCTAGACCATTAAATGGGTTCATAAAATCAATAGCCCCACCATTTGTTTGTCTTTGACTAATCATTTGGCTTTGTTGTGAACCTTCTAATTTGGTTCTTTGATCTTTTCTATCTTCGATCATATTTTCTTTTTGCTGCTTAGCTTGCACTTCCATTTGCTTTAGTTGCATATCATATTGATATCTCATCTGTAATATTTGCTTATCAATCTCACCTTGTTGTTGTATTCTACTAAGTTCAAATTGAGATTTAGCTTGTTCAATTTGTACAGTAGTTTCAGCTAAAGCTTGTTGTTTTTGCATTTCAGCTTGTATAGCTTCTTGAGCTTGTTTACTATTAGCTTGAGCTTGAGCTTGTATCATTTGTTGCTGTTGCTCTTGTTTTTGTTTTTCTCTTTTAGCTTGCCTTTGTTTTAACATTTGATTAGCAAGTTTCAAGTTGTTTATATTTCTTAAATCAATAGCATCAGCTAAAGTTATACTTTGAGTTTTTAAAGCTATTTGAATATTCTGTTCAAGCATTTGCTTTTCTTCTTCATCAGGTTCTAACTCTAAGAATATACCAAACTCATGTATACTAAAATCTTTTAACTCTTCTAATGTTCCAACATTAAATCTTGATATACTATTTTCTAAAGTTTGTTTTGTTAAAGGAAACATTAATGAATCATTAACTCTTAAACTTATATTTTCACAAGCTCTAATTGTTAAGTACATCATTGCTTGTAATAGATGTCTAGTTGCTACATTTGAGTTAGCTGCGGCTAATTTTTGTAAACCTACAAGCGCGTGTCTATCAGGATTACTTCCATCTCTAGCTTCGTTAAGTCCGGTAACATCTCTTATCATTTGTAAATAATATTGATAAGTCTGAATTAATGAAGCTATTTTAGCTTGACTAGCTGAAGTCTGTAATTCTTGTATAGGTATTTTACCTCTATTAGGGTCACCATCTTGCGTTAAAGATCTACCTACAATACTACCAGTTTGAAAATACATATTCAAAGCTTCAGCTGGATTATAGTTTGTGCCGTTACCAAGATCAACTTCTGCTAAACCATCCATATCTAAAAACACACCATCAGGTACCATACGTGACATCACTTGTTGTAATTTCAAATGTGTTAATTGAATCATATCAGCAAATCCAGTTATTCTACTAACTAAACTTTCTATTCTACCTTTATAAATACTTGGAGCACATATAGTATAATTCATATTAACTTTATTAGTATTAGCATATGGTCTAGTTATATTTTCTGCCATTTGCCACTTAAGCATCATAGGATGTCCTAGTATTTTAGCACCACTATATAAAGTTTCTATTGATCTAGATACTCTTTCAAAATTATCATTAGGATCTGGATTAAATGTATCTGGTTTTTCTAATGCTTTTTCTAAACCTGTAAATGTTTGTTTTATTTTCCAAACTTGATCACTATAGGTTTTATATTCAAAGTACAATACTTGTATAGTGTTTTCATCTTTTCTACCGTTCCAATTTCTAGTATAATCTTGATTGCCAGGATATTTTTGTATTTCTTCTAATTCAGAATCTGTTAGATCAGGAAATTGTTTTTTAAGATCAGCTAGATTAATACCTTTAACTTCACCAACATACCATATATCTTCAAAGTTTGGATCTTCAGTATATGAGTAAACTAAGTTAGCAGGATCTACATATTCAACTCTTATTCCTTCTGCTTTGTTCCAGTTAGTTTTTACTGCACCAATACCTAACACCATTAAATCTTCAGCTATTCTTTTTCTAGTTTGCTCGTACTTGTTTCTTTCTAATACGTCTTTAATTAATTCTTCTTCAGCTATTTCTATAGATTGTTTATAATCTAATTGTAAATGTAATTTAGCTTCTTCTTCTGTTTCTAATCCATATTCTTTAACAGGATCTGATATTAATTTAACACCAAGATTAGCTTCTAATTGTTTTGCAAGTTCTAATTCTCTAACATCTCTTAATAGGTCAGCTGCATAATCTGTTCTTTGCTTTATAGAAAAAGGATCTGTAGCAAAAGCTTTTACTTCAAAATTTCTTTGAGACATACCATTTACTACAATATCTACAAACTTAGGTATAACTGGAACTGGTTTCCAGTCTAAGTTAAGATAAGATAAATCACCATTAATAGCTAATTCATCTTTATATTTTTGTACTGATTGTTCACCTCTAGCATACAATCTTAATCTATGGTAATCCCAATAATTTTGATTAAATCTATCTCTATTTCTACCTGCCCAAAACCATTCTCCTTCAATTGCTCTACCAACTTTTAAACCATACTCTTCGCTAGCTTTTACTACATCTGGTACTACCTGATCTGGAAATGAACTATTTGTATTAGTGTAAACTTGCATTTATTTTATTATTTTTGAAATTACTCCAGTATTGTCATATCTTTTAAAACCTAAATCTATAGAGATCTTTTGTCTATCAGGTATGGGTTTATACTTATTTTTATTACAAGCCATTATGGCTAAACCAGAACTAATAGTAGCATCATGCTTTGTTCTGTTGTTTATATTGAATCTGCCCCAATCTTCTAATGTACTTTGTAAATACATATCACCATAACTTCCTCCTAAATCTCCTACATATTCTTCTATGTAAGCCTCAATAGCAGCTGCATGAGCTTGTTTAATATCTTCACTTGTGTTTGGTATGCCACCTATTTCTTTTTCTGTTGTAGAAAGTTTGTTCCATATTTTATCTGGACGATTCATTGAATAACCTCTATATCCTCTACGTTTTAAATAATATAATAATCTTGGTTTATTATTTTCTGCTAGTATTGGCATACCGTAAAATACTAATGCTTTTAAAACATCTTCAAAGAATATTTCAGCTGTCTGAGGTCTAGCTATATATTCTAAAAAGAAATGGTTAGGAGGCGCATCTTCCATGCTAAATTTTGTTAAACCGTGTAATGAACCTTTAGAACCTTTACCATCTACTGTACCACTAATATCATAACTATCACAACCAAAAGCTCCAACGTGCTCATTGCCAGGATGTTTAACGCCATTTTTTATTATCACTCGGTTTTGTAGATTTTTAGGTGGAACCCAAGTAATTAAAAACCTACCATCTTTGTTAGGCATGAACATTACTTCTGTGTCTTGTACTCCGTTAACCCACATAAAAGAACCTCGTGTTACATTAAAACTATTTACTAGTTCTTCATTATAATCTATTTGTTGATATATTTTAGTTAGATTAAATAAACTATTTTTAGCCTCATCTCTAAATGCATGTTGTTCAGTTCGAGGAAATTGTCTATAATATTCGTTTAAACTATCTGTATCGTTTTTTAATCCTTCAACTTCGTTTTCCCAGTGTTCAATGACTCCTGAGTCAATTGGGATATTGTCAATAGAGAGGACTGGATTTTCTGGCGTTGTGAATACAGGAAGTCCGTGAGTATCCATGAATCCTTCGTAGTTCCATTCCATAGGTATGAATAAAGAGTAGAGTCCAGAAG